ACAACAGCTACCAAGTTACGATCAGGTACGTTAGCCTTCTTCAGAGCGTAACGTGCACGAGCGAAGTCCTCAACAGTGATAACGGCACCAGTGCCGCCCGCTGCCCAACGGTGCTCGATACCGTCGATGCTCTCATTCGAGTTAGCCGAAATGCCAGCTTCTGCAGATGCCAGAGTGGTGGTCTCGAAGTGAGCCATGATCGCACGTTCCTGCTCAGGAACAAAGCGCGAAACCAGTTCGTTCATGTAGAACATGTCCTGGCGGGCTTTCTTCGTGATGTAGGTTGCCGAAGACAGGTACTCGGTGATGGTGAAGTTGAACTCACCAGTATCCATCGGACGATACTTTACCGCCTGATCTTCTGCGTAGTCATCAACCTGTGCCTGGCCGATCGACGGGATGTTGAACTGGTCGCCATCAGGGAAACCCTCAAGCATCCGTACGTATTTCTGCGCCATCATCTCATCGCGCAGGATTTCTTTAATTTCGCTCGACCATACTTCACTGCGAGTCAGGTTCGAGACGTTACCAGTAGTCATAGACATTGGTATTACTCCATATTAAGGTTGTTGAAATTAACCGCCAAACCTATCACCAAGTCGCATACGATCTTCCATCATTTGTTGCTGTACCTTGGGGGTATAATATTGGCTGCGGTTCTCACGACGTAGCTTTTGGTAATACGCGAAATCACGATCACCTCCACCTACACTACCCACACCTGCTGTGTTAATGCTACCCCGGGTCATCGTGGTGGCTTTAGCTGGTGGCTCACCGATCAGCGTCAGGAAGGCGCTGGGGGACTCTGATGCGAGTTCCTCCATACGGGCTGTACTCAGGCCAAGTTCTTCTGCTTTGCTCTGAATCCGGGCCGAAGCCTCGGTGCCGTACTTCTCTGTCATTTGCTGCGTCACCAAATCGATGTTCTGTTGCTTGGTGTTTGCAGCCTCTCGGTCAGTTAGGGTTTTCTCAACAAGGCTTTTTAGAACGTCTTCACTGATCTCTGGAGTGGTGTTCTCCTGACCTGTGCCACTTGCGTTGTTGGAGACTACAGGTTCCGTAGTGGATTCTGGTGCCTTGCCCTGTAGTTGGTTCAGAAGTTGAGCCGCGTAGTCTTGCTTGCCGAGGTCTGTTCGCAGTTCTTCTAGCTGCGCTTCTAGCTGCTTGATGTAGCCATCCGCCTCAATTTTTCCTTTAGCAATAACTTCGGGGTCGCTCCACTTCTCTCCCCGCTCCTTTGCCAACCGTGCTACATAAGACTCTTGGGTTTCGGTCGTTGCAGTTTCTGTGGCGTTACCTTCTACTTCTTGGTTTTCAGTAGCTGGATTTTCGTTAAAAATAGACATAGTTTACCTTTTTGGTTGAAGGTCAATAAGTTTCAAGATGTGATCGAGTGCTGCGTTGTACTCATTGATAGCAATCTGACGCTGCATCCAATCCTCACCGTAGTCACGATCCGCCTCCTTCTTTCTGAAGGTAGTGTTTATCGCTTCACGGAGTTCGTCAAAGGCATTCTGATAGGAGAGGACTTGACTGACCCTCTCCTTCTTTTCTGCCCCTCTTAGCCCTTTAGTCCATACAGAATGCATTAGGTGCCCTCCTGGGCCTGAACCATGAGTTGTTCCTGATTCATTGCCTCTGCTTCCTGCATAGCTTGCTGGGTTTGCAGTTGTTCTTCTACAGTGATGTTCTCACCGAACAACAAACTTTCACCCAATTCCTCTGCGAGGATACGGGCAAGTTCCTTACCTGAGAGGTGTGGTGCTACAGTGGGGTCCGTCTTCATTTGCATAAGCTGTGTCAAGTTCTGCACTCGACGGGCTCGCTCTGCGAAGTGACGGGCTCCTACAGGTCTAATCTGACCCTTAGCAGTAATATCCTCACGGGTAATTTCTTTGAATAGAGATACGCCAGAAGCATCATCAAGGACACGGATAGTGTCGATGAAGTTCATGTTGCGACGTGCCATCTCAAGCATAGTGTTTAGGATCGGCTCTAGGAACGTGCGCTCAAAGTGAGCAGTCTTGTGTTCGAAGATACGCGATGCGCTGTTCTGGAGAGACTGTACCTCAAATGCAGTTTTCTCGCCCGGGGTACGCATACCCATAGCTTGCTTAGGTGCACCAGCCATCTCCTCCATCTTGAACTCCAACTCACGGATTTGCAAGTCAGCATTCAGTGCGGTTGGGTCGGGCTGTAAGTATCCTACATCACCCTCCTCACCCATGTAGATTCGAGCGCCTGGCTCAAAGTCGAAGTCCTCAACGTCACCACGTATTTTCATCACTGGGTAGGCGATCTGGTCGAAGACATCAGCCTTAAGGTTCTCAAGGTGGTCGATGCGATACTGCATACCTACAAGGTTGTCTAGTGGGCCCATACCATACAAGTTGTCAGGGCGTGTACGCCACGAACTATGGAAGATTGGTGCCTCACCCAACCATGAGGGGTTAGCTTCATTAGAGAGGACGTAAGCACGGTCTACAACAGTGATGATGCGATCTACTTCTAGTTCGCCAGTCTCGTCGTTGTACATATCCCCGTAGAACGTCAGAATCTCTACGTTGTCTGAATTGTAGTAGTGCTGGATGTTGCTGAACCCATCAGCTACGAAACCATCAGCCTTGTCGATGTGGCCCTCGTGCGATCGTACTCCTGCACGTGCATTAAGCATCTTACCAAGGATCATCTCCATGTCTGGGACGTCTCTTGACATACGCTTAATCTCGCCCAGGGTCTTGATGGACCGGACGATCTTTGGCGATGACTTGAAGGACGCTGCCGCAGGGTTGAAGACAATATCGTATGGGCTGATGCGTGAGAGCAACGGACCAGTGTACTGTGGGATGAATGCCCCATCGTCAGCAAACTTATAGTTGTCTACCCACTCTACCTGCGCGAAGCAGTTACCGTAGATAATCCAATCAGTCAGAATAGTGTAGGCTGTATTGACGAAGTTACCCTGGCGGACTTTGTTCTCCATGTAGTTCTGGATGATGTCGCGCTTCTTCTTAGTCGCTGCAGGGGCGTCTGCTGGTTCCCAGCGCATCCAGTTCTGTGAAGGAAACAACGTGGCGAAGTAGTTAGCTTCTAGGTTGTCCTTGATCTGGGTTAGCTTGGGGATTGTGGTTGTGTTTGACCACGGCAGGATTGCATTCCCAGTGGTCGTCGTGTCAGTGGCGAAAACGTAGTTCCGAAGTTCCTTGGTCTGTTCGATCCAAGGGCGACGGTACATATCCCACGTACGCCATTGCTCCCCGATAGCAACGCCCAACGAATCGGCGTCGATCAGGTTTTCAAAGTCTAAAGTAGTTGTCATTATCCTGCTCGGAACCTTTGGTTGGCCCATACGATGTTCGACTTCTTGCGGCGTGTTGCAGAGCTAGTAGGTCTTACGGCCATGTCTACAGCGGTCGCTAGAGCGTCCTTAACGTCATCGTGTGGCGGGTTTCTTGAGGCTAGTTCATCTTCGAGGTATTGGATGTTACCACCCCTGTAGTGCCATATCTGCATGTTATCGTAGCGAGGCTCCAGGATCGAACTGATGCGTTCCTGTTTATTACCCTGTTGTTTGTTAGGGCGATACTCGTCGATAGACAGTGCCAAGCCATGCTGCCGGATCAAGTCCTTTAGCTGCTTAACGATGGCTACCTGGGCTACCGTGACTTCTGCCCTCATCTTTCTGAACTGCCACTTGTTCTGTGCGTCCAGGATGTGGTCGAAGTACTCGGAGATCCTGTCTGTTTTGAAGCGATCAATATCGAGAACGTAAACATTGTTCTCTGCATCTACACCAATGGTTACTAATGCGGTGTAGTCTGCTGCTGACTTCAAGCTGAATGCGAAGTCAATTGCTGCAAATACATTTAGTCGGCTACCCTTGTAAGTTAGGTAACCGTTATCGAAGGTAAGAAACTTCCTGTCGTAGTATTGTATTTGTTCACGGGGGACGGGTACGTTGTCAGGGTCCGTAGGGTCGTTGTAATACTGAGCCCTAAACTGCGCCTTGTCCAAGTACTTACCACGCTTCTGAGACAGAACCTGCTGGTTGAAGCCGAAGTACTTACCGTCTTTCCGTTGTTGTCGGGGCCACAGAAACTCACCAGTTCCATCCCCTACGTTCTCTACTGGGCGCTCAAAGATCTCATAGATCTCATCCTCACCCACAATGTTGCCTTCCCCGTCGTACAGAGTCTCCCTCATCTCCATCAGAGACTGGTAGAGATCACTGCCGTGGTATCGAGTACCCACAACCCATTCCTGCGCGTCAGCGCCCTCGATAGAGGCTAGGAGAGAGTATTGGGAAGCTACCTTATCCCGCCCTTCAGCGGTCAGTGCATTCTCAGCTACCACGATGTCGTCCAGGACTGCGATGTCACAGTGTAACCCGGTCAACGAGGTCGTTAATCCCCCAGTGAAAATCGAGGGGTCACGTACGTTCTCTGCTTTGCGGAGTGGGTGATCGAGCATGATCTCCGAGTTACTCCAGCGGGCACGCTTGCCATCTTCAGGATTAACGTGATCCGGCCAGTACCGACGGTATGTGTCAGAAGCTAGGATACCCTTAATGAACCCTAGCTGCTTTTCTGCAAGGTTGGCTGTAGCTGAGATGTACAACACGCGGAGGGTAGGGTCTTTTGTTAAGGCCCAGGCTACCCTGTAGGCAACCAGTCGGGACTTACCGTGGTCTCGCGGGAACAATAGGAGTTGAAACTTCTTGGCGTCCTCACGTGTCCACCACTGGCAAACCTCACGGTGGCAGTTGCCTAGGACCTGCTGTGGGGCAATAAGCTGGATGAAGAACTCTAAGTCCTCCTCCGCCCGTACCCTGATCTCATCTATTGTTGCCATGGTACTACCTCAATTCCCACCAACGACCTACACCGTTACCTCCGCTTACACGGTAGTACAGTTGGTCAGGGATCACAATACTAAGTGAGTTTCTCTCATATGACCCCGTTCCTCCAGCCCAGGTGTACAGGGTATCCCACGACGTGCCGTTTGTTGATATCTGGAAGTAAGCAGTACCACCGTCATCGTCGATGAAAACCATGATAGGTCTGCCCGTAGTGTTCTGGTAAGTGGTGTCTTTGACCTTCCCAGTGTTCTGCCAAGTTTGTCCTATACCTATAGCTTGGCTTTGCCACTCTGGCGCTACAGCCCCTGAGTTCATGGCTAGGACTTGGTTAGCTGTCCCCTTGCCTAGGTTGGTGATGTCAGAACCGTCGTAATACAGAATGTCGCCCTGGGATAGGGAGAGGCCAGATATGTCATCTAAGAGCCCGTTTGACTGCTGTGCGCTAATCTCTGTACGTACATCCGCAGCCGTAGTGTCCTTAAAGATCGAAATGCCTACTGAGCCACCACCAAGGTTTGATAGGGCTGCATCTGAATCAGAGAGGTCTGACAGGTTGTTTGCAGAGAGGAGGTCCCCGGTACCTGCACCTGCGCTACCCTTCTGGGCAAATACTTCCCAGTAGGAGTTAGACAGGTCTGTGGCGAAGGTCCCTGATGTGTGATCTACCAAACAGATGTAGACTGTCCCATCGTCGCGAACTAGCTGGTCTACTACATAATCTGTTGCTGTTGCCCACTCACCAGCCCAAGTTATGTTAGACTCTACCGAGGTAACACGTAAGCCATTTAGGAAGAGGCGGTCTGAGTAGATAGCACCAGCATTCATGAGGTCGTTGCTATTCAGGTCTAGGTCAGCCAACATAGCGTTAGGAGTGCTGCCATCCAGAGACAGGGTGTTGTCGAACTGGTCGCGTAGGTTTTCAAAGTTTACGTTAAGGGCCGAGGTGCTGTAGAAGCCACTAGCGATCGTAGAGATTGTAGGCTGCTTACTCACTGTATTAATCCCTCCTCTCGTAGGCGTTTAATGTCTTCAGCTACCCCAGTACGCTCGAAGGCGTCTTTGGCGTTCTCACGGGCCTCTGCTTTGCTCTTACGGCCATCTGGTGTGTTGCCCTTTAGCCAGGGTTCTTCAAGTAAGTATTTAGCTGCCGAGAGGGCCCCACGTCCCTGGGACTTAACCTCCTGGACGATGGTCTTAAAGGCGATTGCCTTACGGCGTATGTCCGCCTCCTTGCGCCACTTCTCAACTGCTGCTACGATGCGTTTGTCACTGTTGCGGATTTTATCCCACACTTCCCAGCTACCAAAAACTGCATCAGAAAATTCGACCTCCGTTGGGTCGTCTACGGTCATCGCGATAAATGTCTTGGCTAGACTCATGAGCGGTCGTCCGTCGGAGGTCTCGCTATCATGCTCCTTAAGAGTGAAGATAGCAAATTCGGGGTTGTCATAAGACGTCTCGTAGAAGATGGACTTCGTCCTAACTACTCCACTAGAGGTCTTGGTGTACGAGAAATCATATAAAGCCATTTGGGTTGCCCCTCCTGGGCAGTGCTACAAAGTATAATACTCTGGTTATAAAACTATAGTTTTTCACTCCACCTATCGGAGTGAGTTTTGATACTATTGTTTTGTCTCCTCCTAGGAGAAGAAAGACTATAGGAAAAACTTAAGTATCTCTATACCCTTTAGATAACAAGAAATAGAGAAAACCGCGTGTGTAGAACAGAACTTTTTTCGTAGTTTCTTACTAAGTAGTTGATTTAGAAGGAAAGGTTTTTAGTTGCTTAGACACTTAACCATCGTCGCTACGCTCCTCGGAGGTGGTAAGCTACACAACAAAATGTTAAGAATACGAAACGATCTGATCCACTTTAGTGGTTATGTATGATCCTGTATGTCCCTCGTATGTATCATGTGTAGTACCTTAACTGGGTTTACGTAACACCCGTAGTACATATTCGTTTATCTGAAGGTATTACTTTTGTCAAACTTTTGGTAGATATTTTCGAGTTGCAATGTACAATACAGGAGTACCCCCCTAACCCCCCTTGGTCCCCCCTCGAGTGTGATCACATTTGTATCCCCCCCCTAGTGTTTAGTTTACTTGTGATCACATACTCTCGTTCATACTTTGGTGCACTCATTGGTGATACTTCGAATTGGCATTACACTCACTCTCACTAACGTTGTACTAACGTGCTGATACTACTCCACATTATACTAGACCTCTCTGGTTCAGATCATAAGTTACTACACATTATATATATACGCACGTACAGTACTACGGTTCAGACCACTGGTACAGGTACACAATATAGGCACGCAACATCGGCAATCAACTTGTTATCTTTTGTTTTCAATGGCTTATAAAATAATTTGTAGTTTCTTTCATTTTTATCTTGCAATGTGTGTTGGTAGTTGCTATCTATTGTTTACGCCAGACGGAAACTGGAACAGACATACAACAAACTTCCCGCCATAAGCAGACATCAGTAGTCGTGACGCAGAGGTCGACCCGCAGTAACGGGACTTACACTATATACGAGGGCATTCATAGCAGTGCCTTTCTAT